CATTGATTCTATTAATAAGCAGTTGCTGTTCTTGTTTGGTTATTTTCATCTTATTTTCACTCTCTTTCTTAATAGCTTTTCAAATATTTCTTCTCCTTTATCAGTTGGAGAATCTTTAAGGTCTAATAAACCTTCTCTATCATAAATAAAAGAAAAATCAGCATAATTCTGATATTTCTTTCCTATATCATATAACTTATTGAAATATACTTCATCAGGTGGTATTTCTTCTTTATCAAAACAAATAATAATTTCTTGTGGATGTGCATTTTGAATTAAAATTTTCAGAGCGTGTTTATTGAACTGACTTCCGCATACGGCGGCCGAGCAGTTCGGACGCTTAAAAGATTCCATCTGCATACAACTTTTTTCTGCTTCAAAAAGAAAACAAATACCTTCACGTTGTATATTTTCTTTATTCCAATTTAATCCATATAAATTCAATGAAAGTGGGTGACTATACCATTTGCCTTCTATTTGAACTGGCATATATTTACCTAGGTTTTCAACCTCCCATTCGTTGAGGGCGCGCCCTCGTATTCCAACTAGTTCTCCATCTACATTATAGTGTGGTATTATAATCTTATTTTGCGGTATAGAATATCGTATATCAAATTTATCCATAGCTTCTTTACTAATTCCATCAGCTAACCATTCAGGTGGGTAGAATTTTGTAAAGCAATCAAGTATACCACTTGGATATGTTGGAAGTTTCTTTAGCTCGGCCGCCCTGTACGTATCACGTATACTTTGATACTTTTGTGGCGCGAAGCCAAAACTTGGTTGATAATTACTGCAATCAAGAATTACTTTATATATATCTTGATACCAGTCATAATCAATACCTCGACAATCATAGTAGTGTTTGAGGAATTTGAAAATAGACATATTTCCACATTCTGTAAAACAAACAAACAAATGATTGTTTTCATAGTAATATAACTTCATTGAGGCTTCATCTGCATTTTCATTGTGACAAATAGTTGGGAAAACTACATATCCTGGTTTTTCTATATAGTCAGTTACGCCAAGTACTTCCATTAATTGAATAATTCTTTTAGTATCTAATTGTTCTATAATACTTTTATAATCAATCAACTATTTCACCATCATTTAACCTTTCTACTATTATTTTAAAATGTTCATCTTCTGCATCTTCCCAACTCTTAATATTATAATCTGTTCGTGTGTAAAAATCATCAACTGGGTCCATTCGTGAATCTGTAATAAATAAATCTCTTTTCTTTAAAGTTCCCAAATTCATATCAGACCAAATACGAACTTGTGTCCATTCTCCACTTCTAACTTTAAATATATCAGTTACTAAATTTGGCTTATTCTCTGGATGATTTTCATATAATGGCGCAAGTATTTCTAATTCTTCTTTTGTTGGCCTTGCCATAATTGCGCCATTATCGGCTTTATTAATTGTACTACGACCGCCCGCAAGTGAACCTTCATTTCTTATATCTTTGTTATCATCGCCTTTTGCATTTAACTGAGTTGAAGTAAACATTGCTACATCTAATTCAACCGCTAAATCTTTCAGCGCTGTAGCAAACATTAATAATACTTCATCATTTCTTAATGCGAAACCCTTAAATTCATTCAATAACGATGGTCCAATAAATATATAGTCATAAAATACATAACCTATATCATATATAATACAATTTTCTCTTACAATTGTTTTAACCGATTCGATTGTTGGATTCGGCATCTTTACAAGAATTAAGTTATTATATTTTTCCATTAATGCAATTGCTTGTGTAATAACTGACCGCTCTCTATCAGAAAAATCAGCATATTTAAATCTAGTTGCATTTATATCTGTTAAATAAGCTAAAATCATTGTTCTAACTTCTTTAAATCTTTGCTCTGTTACAATAAATAAAACCTTTTCACTATTCCCAACCTGTTCCCATTCACAAGTTGTACTATTATATCTAATAGGATAAGCCAAATAACAAGCGTCAGCTACCGCATTTCTTGTTTTACCTACACCAGAGGCGGCAGACCTAATTGTTAATGTACCTTTTTTAGCTCCATCAATTACTTGGTTAAAAATTTCACCCTGTATTGGCATACCAATTTCATAAGCTACTCCTAATTCATTAACCAAAGTATGCATACCTTCTGATGCTGATTCAACCTCTATTTCATCAGTTGTTTCATATTTAGCTTCTACTCCTAATAATTTTTTTCTAACAGCATCAGTAATCATTTTCGGACTTAACATATTAAATCCTTTATTAATTTCTTCTGCGCGCGGGTCGGTTAAATCTTCACAATAGAATTCACTTGTATCAAAACCTTGTTTTTTTAGGTCTTTAAGTAAATTAAACATTTTAAAACGATTATAATAGAAACCAAAGTTGTCAACTTCTGAAAGCTCCATTATATCTTGTAAATATTCAATTCCATTTTTATCTTTAAATAATTTTGCTGATACTTGGTCTGGCTCTATAAAATTTTCTATATCTATAGGCTGTATTTTTGTTACTCCATTTTTATACAAGCCATTAATTGCCATAAAAATCGACCGCTCAAATCTTGAAGGGAAGTCTGTTAAAATAAATGAATATTTATCAATTTCACTTAAGAGTTGAGGCTTTTTCATTAAACAGCCAAGTATTTGCTGAGTGTCTCGTTTATCAATCATAATTCTCCCATTCTTGGTTCTTAAATATATTTATAGCTTCTTCTACTGAATCTGCTGTAAATTGTTTAGTCCAATAACAAGAACCAATTGCAATTTTATCGTAATATTTATTTACAACCTTAAAACCGCCATCAAAAGGACGTTTTGGATTATACATACTAGAATGACCTAACTGAATACCATAGGCAATCAAAGTAGTCTTAGTATAAAATTCTGCTCCATACCAACCACAAAAATTTCCTTCACCAACCCAATTAGTATCACTAAAAAGACCTATACACTCATGCCGTTGGTCTAGTACATCGATATATACTTTATTTATATAAAAAGTCATTCTTCATCCTCCAAATCATCCAACACGCTAAAATCAACTTGCTGTTTTGGTTTAGTTTTCTTAGTTATATTAACTTTCGTTCTTTCAGTCGCTTCGCGCATTTGACGTTCAATTTCAGCTATTGTTCCTGCCGATTGTCTCTCTCGCGCTGCCCAATAAGCACATGAATCATTATAGATAAAAGGAACAATACCTATTCCGCCATGTCCTTTCTCCCAATCTCCATGTTTAACTTCATAAAAATATTTCAACGCAAATAAGATGCCCTTATTGGTCATCTTACTTTCTTTTATGAATTTTTTTCTTTGTGCCTCACATATCCACCAATCATACGTAACTTTTAAATCTCGGGCGATAAAATCATATATTAAATCTATATATTTTTCATCATCATCTGGCTGAGCTTTCTTCCAATTATCATAACATTTCTTATGATAGTAATAGTTACGTGATGGCAAAACCCAATCATCTTTTTCTTTGTCTATTTCTATTTTACATAATCTACATTGAGCCATATAAAACCCCTTTCTATTTCCTTTCTTATATTATATCATAAATTTAAATAAAAGTCAAATTTAAAAGCACACCATTACTGGTGTGCTTTATATTACTGCATTTCTCTCATTTCAATAAGAACAAGATTGAAAAGTTCTTTCTGGTCTTCGGTAATTTCTGATAGTTTAATCTTTCTACCAAAAATCATTTCAACTTTCTTTAAAATTTTATCGGCATTAGCTGGGTCTTTACCAACAAGATTTCCCCAAATTATAGATGCCTCCTCTCTAATCTTATCAAAATCAAGTTCTTCTTCAACCTTCTTTTCAAGCTTATCTACTACCGTCGCGCCATCTTTTTCTCTCTGCATATCAATTGCATCATTAATAGCTTCGACAAGTTCATTATAACCAAGTTTAATCTTTGGTGCGAGATATGGGAATCTACTGCCAGCCATTACAGTAGGCGTTTGACGAGTATATAACCATCTTTCACTATTACCAGCCTCATCCCATTCAGTAGCAATATAACCGATAATATCTACTATTTGATTTACTACCTCATAACATCTCTTCGGCATAGACGGGGCAAGAATTTCAATCTCACTATCATCAGCAGTCTTTTCTTTTCTTGTCTCAATATGTGAAATAAGAACAAGACCGTAACCAAGCATAGTAATTTGTCTTAAACAATTTTCAAATTCTTTCTTGGCAAGTCCCCAACCTTGACCCCAAGCTATATCTCGAATTGATTGTACTGCATTCTGTGCACAAATATATTGTTCACACATATCATATGCAATTGTAGTAGTATCAATAGTAATAGTATCATACATAGCTTGCGCTTCAGGTTTCTTTAACTGACGTAAAACAAGTTTAAAAT